TCAAACATTTCTTCTAAAAGTATGTCTATATGTGGTGCTTCAACTCTTTCTTCGTAAACAAGCATTGCCAAGTCTTCATAATGCTTTTTTGCAACAGATAGTGTTTCAGTTTTTATACCCACCTGTTTTAATTCATTTTGAATATCAAAGGATTGCCAACGATCAAATGTAACTAGTCCAAGATTAAAACCCTGTCTTCTTAAATCAATAATCCAATTCTTAACTTCACTTAGATCAACTGGACCTTCACGTCTTGGCTCCCAGTATGCGATAGCATCAACAACAACTAATGGCATAACCTGTTCATAGTTATTGAATGACTGAACACTAACCCACTTTTCAACATGTGCAATAGATACTGCACACTTATCATGTTTTTGTGCTAAGTCAGCGTGAACAAAATATTCAACATCCTCTTGTGGTTTAAAATTAAAATCAAATCTTCTATTGTTGTCTAATGGGTTATGTCTTGACAGTGCCTTTTCGACTTTAGTTCTATCCTTAAAGAATGCATCTGATGAAACTGTAGGCATACAAGCAAAACGCATTAATGCATCTGACTGATCTGTAAAGAATGCTATTTTAAAGTCTTCAATGCTTCTTGTGGGATTCATTTCCCATGTAGGTCTTCTTAATGCAAATACTCCAGGATATTTGTAACTAAGAATGTTATCCTCTTCCCACTCAATTGTAAATTTATTTGTTGGATCATCATCAGAAAGTGTTGGGTTAATTATGAATTCGTGTGTTCTAAGACCAGTTTCTTTTTCTGCAACAACATCTTCATATCTTTGTGAAATAAAGTCACCCTTGTATCTTGGAAATGAAAGAAGAATTACCTTTCCAAAGTCTGGGAAACGTGAATCAACAGAGCCTCTAAATGCTTTATATAAGTTATCTGCTGTCTTTCCTTGATCGTTTCCAGTTCCTGTTTCCATAGCAAATCCAGAAATTTCATCAAGAACGGCAAGCATTAAGTTTAAACCTTCTGCAGACTCTCTTTCTGAGTGTCCAGAATAAACTGTAATTGCTTTGTTAAATTCTATGTTATCTACCTTTGCTTCATACTTTCCCGCAAACCAGGGTGAGCCTTCAATCTTTGATTTAAATCCTTTAAAGAATACGTTCTTTGCTTGTTGTGCGTTTACTGCAACGTTAATTAAATCTATTGCATCGTTCGATGGTTTCCCAAAATACCTCGATGGATCTTTGAGGCATAAAAGTTTATAGACAATATAAGCACAGCCAATGGTAGAAGTATGATCTTTACCACTACCTTTTCCACACATAAGAATAACTTCAGACTTGGTGTATTTTTTATAATGGTCACTTCCCTTTTCCTTTCCTAGCCATCTTTCAACATCTTCTTTTTTAAAAATTTGACTCATACATTCCACAAGTGTATATTGATACTCAGAAAGTTCTGGTTGATTTAAATAGTCTTTTCCAGTAACAAATGTTCTTACATCTACAGGATCTTCTTCAAATGGACTTTGATCAAGTGCCTCTATAAAGTCACTAAAATCAATCGGTGTCGGAGTCAATTATAACTACCTCCGTTTGAATCTCAGACAATCTACGCATTATTTCTTCACGGACTTCTGGATGTTTTGAGGCAACTTCTTTTAATATCTTCATTAATACTTCTTGCTTTCTTTCCATTTCAATAATTTGTTCTGCTATTTCTTTATTATCTAGCAGTCCTGCCTTTTGTAGCATTTCAAGTCTTTTACTTTCAATATCTGCTATTAGTTTAATAGCGGTTGTTTTGGCTGTAAGATTTGCAGTAGAGTCTGCAGCGTCAATAACTTCATATGTTTTTTTAATTAAAGATGAGTAATGTTGGTCAGCACCAGCAAGTGCTTCCTTAGCACGTGCATGAATGGCCTGGTTATTAGAGACCATTGAACGCCAGTCATTTAGTAGGTTTAAAACTTTTTGACGTGGTATAACTAAATCTTTTGATATTTGAGAAGCATCAGATCCTTTAAGATACTCTGCTGCAACCTGATTTACCAAGTCTAAATGTTTTACTAAATCATCGTTCATTGTCTAGTGTCCTTAATAATACAAGATATCCAATAAGGTCTAAGATAGTATCTTCAGATGCATATTCTTTACCCTTATGGATTCTATTAAGTTTATCATCAATACGAATATAAATTTGTTCTTTGGGGGTAGATTTACTAAATATATTAATAGGATGACTATATGAACTACCATATGAATTATTCTTATTAATAAGTAGTTCTGCTATATCTAGACATTCATCTAATATCTTTCTACCCGCAGGTGCTTGGGTTGAGATATCACGAATAAACTTCATGCGATCTTCAAGTTGTTTTTCAAAATCTGGATACTTATAATCTGCCATTTTTACCTCTTCGACTTTCTAAGGCCAAACTTGGCAAGATATACGTATATAGTTTCAACAGATGTTCCACACTCTTTTGCAATTTGTTCAGGACTTTTCTTATCAACTTGATACCTTTTCTTTAACCAAACTTCACTTGTATATAACTTCATTTTACCACTACCCCTTGCCCTTGTCAAGATTATGTGGTTGATCTACCAGTTTATGCCAATTTTCAGATGCATACCATCCAATTGCAATTGAGTCGGCAACGTCATCATCGTCAACTTTTAAATCAAACTGTATATTAACTTTATTTATAGTTCTTGTTTTTCTCATTTCTCTTTCTCTGGCTTTATAAAACGAATAAGATTTATCGTGTCCATATAGATCTCTAATAGCAAGTTTTTCTTCTTTTTTAAGTCTACCGTTTCCTATCCAAGATTGCCAAGATACTGGCGAGCATGAAACTATTGGTGCCTTATTAAACATTTGGCTTGCTCCAAGTATTGCACCCTGAACTAGTGATAGTGTTATTGCAGTATTTTGTGAGTTAGTATAAATTGCTGACTCAACAACTATTGCATCAATCTTAAAGTCTTTTAGAAACTGACTAATCTTTCTAGTAGCATCGCCAGTTCTTTCGTATACGTGATTACCATGAAAGTTTACCTTGCCATATTTAATTAACTCTCTTTCTGAGAACAAAGAAAATGCCATTGAGTTAGTAGAAGCATCAATAGCAAGTATAGTTTTTGGGTTACCAATATACCTTAATTTAGTTTTGCTCATAATCAAAAAAATCCTTTATCTCTTTCAAAGTTTTATCTACCTTTTTCCAATTTACCAAACATTGATCACAAAATGACTCATCGTTATATATGTTAAGCAATGTTCCACAACCACCTGCACATCTTCTATCCTTGCCAACTCTTTCTTTGGCTTTGGTTAGTTTATATCTTTTAGTAATCTTTTCTTTGGTTGCCAAAGTTCTACACTCAACACCGCAATAAATTTGATTTTTGCTTTTTGTTTCAAACGCCTTATCACACCACTCGCAGTGTTTTGTTGTCATTCAAAATCTTTCCTCTTTTCAATTTTTATGACACCCTTTTCTCTAGAGTCACAAACCTTTTCTAATGGACAAGCAGCACACATCTTAGTTCCCTGTCTAGAAATTCTTTCTGGTAACTGTTTATCTTCAAATGCTTTTCTAACTCTAATCATCCAATCAAACATTTTGTTTACTGATTCAACATCTTCGCTAGTTGGAACTACTGGAAGTGTTAATATTTCATGAGTATTTTTATTTTCATAAACAATAGCACCTAATGAATAATTTAAAATCTTCATATACATTAGTAGTTGCATTCTATTACTCTTGCTTGGGCTATTTGTTTGTTTTCTATACTCAAATGCTGTATCATTTGTTGTTTTGATTTCTATTAAAACATCTTCATTATCAATGGTAAAAAGGCCATCGCAGTATCCATAGATAGGAGGGTTGTCATATTTAACCTCTTGTTCTAGCCATTTAACTATTCCTGTTTTTTCTAATGCCTTGCCAATTCTTGTATGAGCATCTGTTCCAGACTGCATGTTAGCAATACTTGGACCATCATTCTTATTTTCAAACTCATTGCCTTCAAATGCTAAATACCAGTATCTAGGACAAGTTCCTTCGTTCCAAACTAACTTAGACGGAGCAAATGAATACTTTTTAGAGTAGGCAGGTTTATCTGCTGTATTTAATAGATATCCATTGTTGATAGCATCTGTTATTTTTTTTAAATCTACAGTTCCTGTATCAACTTTTTTAATAATCTTTTGTAGTAGCGTTTTCGCCATTAGAAATTCCTCACACTGTATTTAAGGGCATCGACCAGTTTGTCGGTTGCTTCTCTTACTGCATAGTACATATTTTTCTTTGATCTATCATCTTTTTTAACATGTGAATACCATGCAGCCAACATTGCAAACTTTGCTGAGTAGGCTTGCAATTGGGTAATCAATAGCGTTGCTTTTGCAGCAGGCACATCTGGGTTTGCTATTAATTTTGCTACGACAGTGAGGGTCTTGGTAAACTCCTCATCACTCATATACTCTGACATCTCATTAAAAGATGTTAACTTATTTAATAACTCTACTGTTGTTTCCATTACTCTTTTTCTCTTAACTGTTCAAATACTTCCCACTCAATTATAGCAAGTCTTACCTTTTTATGCTTTGAACCTAGAACTACCATAAGTGCTGGATTCTTTTTTCTATCCACTCTCATTGTGTCTGACACAATTTTTGCCCATGAGTCTTGGCTGATGGAATAGGATTTAGAATACTCTTTGACATCTACTACGAAGTCATCCAGTGATCCATCAGCCTTGACTGGCCCTCTACCTGAATTAACGTGTGGCTTTGCACCAATACGTTTTAGTTCAGAACGCTCGCTCATTAATATCCCTTCTGTGGAAAAGTTACTTTTGATAAGTGCTTTTGAGAGCACATCCAAGTAAGATCTCCTTTTTCTGCATACATTCTTGCTTTAGGAACTATTTCTTTGCATGTATGGCAAACAAACTTACCATTATATAAAGTATAGTTAGGCGTTGATTGTTGATTCAAGTTCTTTTAGTTTCTCTGGATTTTCTTTTAGATATTCAATTACTTTGGCTCTACCCTGCAATCTTTCACCTAAGACCGTATACCAAGCCCCACCCTTTTCAATGGTTCCTAGAAGTTCTGCTGTATCTACAAGATCGGCTACTTTGTCTACTCCGATTGTGTCGCCTTCAAAATAAAAGTCATATTCGCCAGCAAGGAATCCTGGGCCAGTTTTATTAAAGTCAATATGCCAATTAACTTTTCTGCCTACTTTTCCTTCAATTAATTTATCTCCAACTGCAATCTTTGACTTTAGTGCATTGTTATCAGAATCACTTGACCATAGTTTTACTACAGTGCTAGAGAAGAACTTGACTGCTAAGCCTCCTGTTGGCATGTGTGACGCATACATTGCACCAATATTATTTCTTAATTGAGATATTAAGACTAACAGTGTTTGGCCATCTTGATTATTAGCATAGTTAAGCATCTTAACAGCGTTAGTCATATCCTTTGCTTCAGCACCAATTTGTTTGGTATTTTCTAAAGCCTTTAATTCATCTGAGTCTTTTTCAAAATAAATAGCAGGCAATAGAGCAGATATAGAATCTACAATAATAATATCTATCTTTGCCTTCATTAGTTGAGTAGCAACATCAACCATATCATTAATAGTCTTAGCAGCAGAGTATACTAATTTATCTGTATCTACCCCAAGTTTTTTAGCCCATTCTGGATCAAATGACTGCTCAGCATCAATCCAGGCACATAGTTTGCCTTCCTTTTGTGCTTCACCAATCATCTGTAAGCAGAATGAAGATTTACCAGCAGATTTGTTTCCCCAAATCATTACTTGTCTTCCATATGCAAACCCACCTTTGAGTGCATTGTTAAGACTTATGCTTGGTGTCTTTTGTTTTTTAACTTCAACGTCTGTTGCATTACTTAATCTTTTTCTTAGATTAGGATCTAGTTGTGACAGAAATTCTTCTATCTGTATTGACATTATTTAACTACCTCATTCAGTATCAATGAACCATCATCTGATTTGCCAAACGTGAGTTTAACTGCAGTTCCTGGTTCGCATTTCATATATCCCTCAGAAAATTGTCTAGGGAAAACTATAATAGGTTTCATTTCTCTATTTGCATCTACTACAACCATACTTGCCATTTTCTTTCCAGCCTTAGTTACTCTAGGCTTAAATGATAGCACATAATACTCTTCTCCGCTATATGGCAAAGATTTATAATTTAAGAACTTAACTAAACTATTAGTTGTAAAATTCTTTATTTCATCTATTTGTATTGCTTCCATAATTCTGTTTGATCCAATTAAAAATATATAAGTCTTACCTTGCTCAATCTTGGTATCTTCGTCATCGAATGCACCAACCATTCCAGTAGCATCCATTACTTCTACCCTTGACCAGCCTTTTCCTCGTTTAATATTTTTTACTACACCCATTAATAT